GTTTGATCAAGGAGGAGTTCCAAAAAATGTGGTTAGATCCCCTGACAACAATTATCTTTTACACCCTTATCCTAATAAATCATATTCTATAAAATTTGACTACTATACTTTCCCAACAGACCTATCAGCACATGGAGACACAACAAGCATACCTGCACGTTTTGATGCAGTTATAGTGGATGGTGCTACAGCTTTTGTCTATCAGTATAGAGGAGAGACTGCACAGTATCAACTTAACTTTGCACGATTTGAGCAGGGTATCAAGAATATGCAGTCACTGCTAGTAAACAAATATGAATATGTAAGGTCAACATTTATACCAAGAACACCAAGTCACGTATTAGATTTAAATCCAAGAGTAATGTAATATGCCTGATCTGTCACAAGTACAACCTACAGCTTTTAACTGCCAAGGTGGATTAGTTTTAAATCGTTCTACATTTATGATGCAACCCGGAGAAGCATTAGAACTGCAAAACTTTGAGCCTGATATAGAGGGTGGCTACAGAAGAATAAATGGCTTTAGTAAATATGTAAGTGCTGTCGTACCACAAACAAGTTCCTCTAGTGAAAAAGTTTTGATGGTAGCAACATTTGGTGATTTGGTAGTTGCAGCTAGAGGTGAAAAGATATTTAGTGCTACAGCAGGTAGTTCTAGTTGGACAGAGAGAGATACTGGTAGAACAAGTGCAGGAACATATGCTTTTGAAAGATACAACTTTGATGGTAATGATAAGTTAATAGTTGTGGACGGAGCAAATGCTCCAACATTCTTTAACTCAGCAATGTCAGCAACAGATGTAAGCAATAGTGACGTAGCAGGGTCTAAGTTTGTGACAGCATTTAAAAGTCACATGTTTTACGCAGGTAAGTCTTCAACGCCACAGACGCTAGTATTTAGTCAACCTTTTGATGAAGATGCTTTTAGTAGTGGTAGTGGTGCAGGAAGTATAAAAGTAGATGATGTTATAACAGGTCTAAAGGTTTTCCGTGATAATTTATTTATCTTTTGTGAAAACAGAATATTTAAACTAAGTGGCAGTAGTTCTAGTGACTTTGCCATATCTGCTGTTACCAGAGACATTGGTTGTATAAACGGCAACACGATACAGGAATTTGCAGGTGACTTAATATTCTTAGGACCTGATGGTTTGAGAACAGTTGCAGGTACAGCAAGAATTGGTGACGTTGAACTTGGCACAATTAGTTCTAATGTGCAGTCCATATTTGATGACAATCTATCAAGTGCATCGCAGTTTCAAAGTGTTGTGATACCAGATAGAACTCAGTATAGAATATTCTTTACAAAAGATGCTGTGGCACAAAATAGTACAAAAGGTATAGCTTGTGTTCTTAAAGGACAAACATTTGAGTTTTCAGAACTAAGAGGTATAAGACCTGCATCTACGGATAGTTTTGTAAAAGCAGGAGATGTTATAGTTTTGCATGGCGATTATTCAAATGGTTTTGTTTACAGACAAGAGCAGGGTAACACATTTGATGGCACAGCAATACTGGCAAAGTATAGAAGCCCTGATATGACGTTTGGTGACGCAGGTATACGAAAGCATATGCAACGTGTAGTTGTAAACTTTAAGCCTGAGTCATCCATAGATGCAGATTTATTTTTACGATATGATTATGAATCTAAAGACTCAGCAAGACCTGCTGCATACGAATTAGACTCACAAGATATTGCAGCTATTTATGGAACATCAACATATGGCACATCCTCTTCTGTAGTGGGTACATATGGTGGTGCATCACAGCCACTGTTTAGACAATCTGTAGAGGGATCAGGGTTTGCTGTAGCACTAAGAGTAAATGATGGTGGAGAAACAGCACCATACTCACTAAAAGGTTTTCAATTAGAATATCAAGTAGGAGCAAGAAGGTAAATGGGAAATACATATACAAGACAGTCCTCATACTCTGACGGTGATGTTATAACGGCTGCCCACACTAATGACGAGTTTAATCAGTTATTAGCAGCCTTTCAAGCAAGTAGTGGACATACACATGATGGCACTGCTAACGAAGGTGGTCCTATAACTAAGATGCTTGGCACATCTCTTACACTAGGAGATGGCACAGCAGGTACAGACATCACAGTAACCTTTGATGGTGAATCAAATGATGGTGTACTCAAGTGGATGGAAGACGAAGATTACTTTGAGTTCTCTGATGATATACTTATAGCATCCACAGAAAAGATACAGTTTCGTGATACAGCTATATCAATAAACTCAAGCACTGATGGACAGCTTGACCTTGTAGCAGATACAGAGATACAACTCGCAGCAACAACCATAGATATAAATGGTAATGCTGATGTATCAGGAACACTTACATACGGTAGTTTGTCAGATGGTTCTATAACAATTACAGCGTTTGTAGATGAAGATAACATGGCTTCTAATAGTGCTACTTTAGTGCCAACGCAACAATCCGTAAAAGCATACGTGGATACACAGTTAACAGCAGAAGACTTAGACTTTCAAGCTGATAGTGGTGGTGCATTAAGTATTGACCTAGATAGTGAAACACTTACATTTACAGGTGGTACAGGTATTGATACAAGTGGTAGTGGTAATGCTGTTACCTTTGCCATAGATTCTACTGTAGCTACACTCGCAGATACACAAACATTTACAAACAAAACACTGACATCACCAAAAATAAATGAGAATGTAGCACTAACAGCCACAGCTACGGAGTTAAACTTACTAGATGGTGTATCAGGTTTAGTTCAAGCTGACTTTACAAAATTAGCTGCTGTTGATTCAACTGCCACAGAACTTAATATAGTTGATGGTGATACATCTATAGGAACAACCACTATATCTGACGGACATGGTATCGTAATGAATCATGGTGGTACTATGGCACAAACTACAGTGCAAACTTTAGCTGCCTATCTTGACGATGAAATAACAGCAATGCCTAACCTTGTTACAACTGCAGCCACAACTGTAGGTGCATTGAACAGTGGTTCTATAACAAGTGGCTTTGGTGCAATAGATAATGGTTCATCAGCAATAACAACCACAGGTACAGTTACATACGGTAGTTTATCTGATGGCTCAATAACTATTACGGCATTTGTAGATGAAGATGATATGACATCTAACAGTGCCACTCTTGTGCCTACACAGCAGTCTGTAAAGGCTTATGTTGATGCACAAATAACAGCAGAAGATTTAGATGTAACCACTGACAGTGGCACTATTGATATTGACTTGGACAGTGAGACATTAACTATTGCAGGTGGTACAGGTCTATCTTCAAGTGCTTCATCAACAACAGTTACAATGGCAGTAGATGCAGCCCAAACAGGAATTACCTCTGTAGTAAATTCAAGCTTAGAATTAGGTAGGGATGCAGACAACAGGATTAAGTTTGGAACAGACAATCAAATTATCTTTGAGGTTGATGGTGGTGACAATGTTATATTTAAAGCTAGTGGTGAAATAGAAGCTACTAGCCTTGACATCAGTGGTGATGTAGATGTTGATGGCACACTAGAAGCTGATGCTATAACAGTAGATGGCACAGCACTAAACACTGTGATTGCAGGAGTAACAGTAGCAAACGCAACTACTGCAGCCGTAGCAACAACTGTAACTATTAGTGACAACGAAAGCACAAATGAAGACAACGCTATTATATTTACATCAGGTGGTGATGTAGACGGTGGTAACATTGGATTAGAATCAGATGGTGACTTAACCTATAATCCTAGCACAGGAAGGTTGACAGCAACACAATTATCTGGTACACTACAGACTGCAGCCCAAACAAATGTCACCTCAGTTGGGACACTTACAGGACTTACTGTTAGTGGTAAGCCAGTTTTAGATGCAGGAGTTTCTGTAAAGAATGGTGCAACATCAGCAGGATTTATAGAGTTCTTTGAAGACTCTGACAATGGCACTAACAAGGTAACACTTATAGGACCATCATCTACATCAGACATAACACTGACACTACCAAGTAGTGCAGGTACTATCGCAACTACAACAGTAGCATCTAATGACGCTACAGCATTAGCCATTGCACTAGGATAAGGAGAAAAAAATATGGCAAATACATTTAAAGTAGTAACAAAGGCAGGAGTGACTTCTGCAGATGTTATCTACACAGCAGGTAGTGTTGATGCTACTATAGTGTTAGGATTGATGTTAGGTAATACAACAACAAGCCAAGTCACTGCTACAGTTACATTAGTCTCAAACACATCAGCTAGAGCAGGAAACAATGACGAAGCTAACCAAGACGTAGAGTTAGTAACTAATGCACCAATACCTGCAGGTTCATCACTAGAACTTCTTGCAGGTAACAAAGTTGTGCTAGAAGATACAGATGAAATAAAACTTGCAGCATCTGGTGCAACAGATATAGCACTATCAATCATGGAGATAACATCATAATGGCATATGTGGGTAATGCAATAGCAACTACATTCAGCACAATACCATCTGTGCAAAGGTTTAACGGAGATGGCTCTGACACGACATTTACGCTGTCACAGACCGTCACTAGCGTTCAGGATATACTTGTATCAGTTGATGGT